TTACGGTTGGACAGTTAGGGCAGGGATTAATGGATCATGTTTTATTTAAGAAATCAATTTATTCGGCAAGGCAGAAAATGAATAATGATGTAAAAAGTTCTTTAAATACAGAGCTGTATCAATAATGGCTGTTGTATTCTAATAAAAACAGTAATATTTGTTAGAATTTGTTAGAAAATCTTTCAAATATTACCTAAATAGCTTGACAAATAAAGGATTTATGTTTATATTATTACTGTATGTAGTTTTCATAAATTTTCTTCATAAACATCTCCTTCAAGTTAAGCGGCAGAGCTTAACCATGTTAAGCTCTGCCGCTAATGTTAAGCTCTGCCGCTAATTTTTAAATATGGTTAAAAAATGACAGATTACTTTGTTTTAATAAATTTAGCTTCACATATCATATTTCTCATTGCTTTTATTTTTTGTATCTCCCGGCTATCGATTTGGATTTACAGACGTGGATTAACTGACAAAACACTGCTACCATCAGTAAAAGACATCGTTGGCGCTGTTTTAAAGTTGTTAAATGAATCGTCAGAAAAGGTGGTTGTTGATAAAAAGAAGAAGTCTAAAGGAGAAGGCAGGTATAAGAATTGATGCCTAAAAAAAAACTAACTCCTAAACAGGATTTGTTTTGCAATGAGTATCTAACAGATTTTAATGTTACTCAGGCAGCTATCCGAGCAGGATATTCAAAAAAAACAGCGTACTCAATTGGTTGGGAACTGTTGAGGAATCCTGAAATCAGCGAAGAGATAGCAAAGATCAAAGAAAAAAGGATTGCAAGAGTTGCATTTGATGCTGATGATTTTTTCAATACATTAATAAAGTATGTCAAATCGGATATCAATGATTTTTTTGATCTTAGCAAAGATGGGATTCTTACATTAAAGGACTTAGACAAGATAGATGGGACGCTTGTTTCTGAAATTCGAGAGAATAAACACGGCATTACAATAAAGTTGCAGGACAAGGCTAAGGCGTTAGAAATGATAGCACGTCACCTTAATCTTTTCAAAGAGGACCAGGAAGCCGGTGCAGATAAAATACAAAATCTTATTGCTAAATTAGATGAAGAGGCAGAAGAACTTGTTACAAAATCTCAAAATAGTAATAATACTGACGCTGACAATGTTCCAGCTAACTGAGCAACCAGAGTTAATCGCCAGTAGGCTGTCACAGGACGAAGCTACGCGGTTCGCCAGAGCCGTAGTTGCATCGCCATTGAAGTATGCGTGTCCGAATGGCGCACAGGAACGTTATATTCAGACAGTTTCTCGGTCTATCGAAGATACGAAGATTCCGGTGGTGCTTTGTACGTTTGCAAATGGCGTAGGCAAAACGACAGAGACGCTTAGAATTTTATTAAATTTTATATTAGGTCCTCAATGTGGTTGGTACGATTATCCCATCTTTTACAAATTCCCTTTTCCCAAAACAATTTGGTACTGTTCAACCGCTGATGCACTTGTAGAAACAGTACAGCCAATGCTTTTAGAGTTAATTAATTCTGAAATGCACCCTGAATTTGAATACGACACGACCAAGGATGGGAAACGATATATAGCCAAGCTAATTATGAACGGCTGGTCGTGGTTTTTTAAGACTTACGATCAAGAAGCGTCAAAGTTCGAATCGGCTAACGTGGGTATAATGGTTGATGATGAACCGGCTCCGTATGCAATCTGGGAAGCGCAGAAGTCAAGGCGCCGGATGGGTTGTATTTCATTGTTGCCGATGACACCGCTTTATTGCGCGCCATACGTCCTTGATGAAGTCAAGGATGCTTTCGATAAGAATCGCAAAGGTTATTTTTTCCTAAAAGCAGATATTTACGAAGCGTGTAAGCGCAGGGGAATCCGGGGACATCTTGATTCAGACATAGTTGATGATATGGTTGAAAGTTATGCTCCTGATGTTAGAGAAGCCCGCGCATTCGGTGAGTTTATGTACTTCGCTTCTCAAATTTACGACTTCAAAAGAGAACTTCATTTTGTTAATCCTGAATACTTCCCGGTTCCACCACATTCCAAGATCGTACATGCAGTTGATCCACATGATTCAAGACCGAGTGCTGCCGGATGGGCTGCTGTGTGCCCAAACAAGCGTATTATCATGTACGATGAATACCCATTAGACCAATCCTTGCCATATTGGGACATGAAACGAGGTGAAACAATTGACCAGGAAGTCGAAAATTGGTCTAAAATGGAAGAAAAGAGGGGCCAGGTAACAGATTTAAGGATATTAGATAGGCATTTTGGATGGCAGACCAGGGGACAGCGGACGTTTGCACAGCTTTATCAGGAGTCAGGAAGGAAAATTAATAAGAATTACACGTTTTTTTCTTCTTATTCGGCTACCGGGGAAGATGGAGAGATCGTCTATGGGCATCGTAGAGTCCGGAAACAAATGGAATTACTGGATGATGGGAAGCCTGGGTTAGTTATTCACAATACATTGTATCACACATGGAATGGTTTAACTCATTACATTCGCAAACGTTTGACTGGCAAGACAGCCGAGGATCGCATTCCTGCTGATGCAAAGATTGTAGAGAAGTACAAAGATTTACCGGACGTAGTTCGATATATTGTATGCAGTGATCTCGTTGCACGGATACCGGACAAACCGAAAACACAAATTCAGAAATTACGTGAGATCGCCATGCGCGGGACCAAAGAGACGAGAGGGAGATATGCAACGTAATATAATTGAAGAAACCGAAATGCCAATTGAAATTCCAGGGTATATCTGTAGGGGATGTGGATTCCATAATGTTTCAGGTGTGCAGCAATGTGATTGTGTGGCTAAAATAAGGGAGAAATATGATATTAGGAAAATATTACTCGGATATTCACTTAATGAATGTCGAAAAGAAAAGGTAGTAAGATATGCAACGTAAGGATGACCCTCGTTATATAGATGCTTGGCACCTTGTTAGGCAGGCTGGCGATGAGGCATCTCCGACAGTACGTAGGCATGTCACCGATTGTTGTATTAGTGCAGGTAGAATGGTGAAGCGAGAGCCTGCTTATCATGTTAAAAGAGTGGAGAAAGTATGATTAGTAAATTAAAAGCAAGATATTATGCAATCAAAAAAGGACAGGTTTTAATTAATTCAGAGCGCCGGGCACAAAAAGTATTGTGTGAACAGCTTGGCATCACAAATAAGCAGATGCGTAAAAGAAGAATATTGAGAAATTACGCTTTTAAGAATGGTATTTATGAATTAGCGTTGGAGAGTTCATGTTAAACATTACAAAAGAATTGCTTGAAAAGTGTTCAGAGGCAGTCCATAGAGCATATTGTGATTATTTTTTCAAAACTAAAGGTGTGGAGTATTGGACTAAAGGAAATTATTCACTGTTAGATGAGCCAACAAAACAAATTGACAGAGAAACAGTAAATGCAGTTTTAAAAGTATTGAAGGATCAATAATGCCAAAATACAAACGAAAAGAAGTTGTAGACGCTGTTCAGTGGATTGGGTATAACCTTGAAGAAATGTTGAAATTCTTAAAGGATAATTATGCCAGTGCCGATGTTGTCGGTGGTGATTTACATTTATCAATATTAGAAGATGTTTTTATTGTTCAGAAAGATGAATGGATGGTTAAACAAACGGCAACAGGTGAATTTCACAAATTAACGGATGCAGCATTCAAACATTTATATGAATCGGCATAATCATCAAGTATAATCTTCCGGAGTAAAATTGAACGAACAAAAAGAAAATTATGGGTTAAGAAAAGACCCAAAACTTTATAAGTACGTTATCGATGCTTTTAAGAGATCCAAAAAGTTCAAAGAAGAACTTAAAGTCATGGAGAAAGCAGAGAAGTATGATAAGTACTACAACAACGACCCATGGGAAGCATCTGGCAATAAGCGTGCTGATCATTTGTCCGAAGTAAAGATCGCTATTGCATTTGACGTAATTGAAACAGGATTGCCAATCGTCACTGCTCGTTCTCCAATGCCTGACGTAAATCCTATGATCGATAATGAAAGTGAAGAATATCAACAGATCATGTCTCTCGAAGGAGAAGAACAGGAAAGTAAATTAGAAAAATTAAAAGAAAACCTTGATGATTACGCCGAAAAGATTCAACAAGAGTTGATCGATATATGGAAGCGTACCAAGATGCAGAAGAAACAGCGTATTGGTTACCGTGAGAACTGCAAAGTTGGCAATATGTTTTTGAAGTCAGAGTACGATCAGGAAAAGAAAAAGTGGATAAATACAGTTTGTGATATATCAACTATTTTCCCATCTCCCAATGTTGATTCAATCGAAGGCCATACCGATGAACCTTTTTGTTACGCTCCTGTCATGTCTGTTGAGAAGGTTAAAAGGTTATATAACATTACACACCTTGAAGAAGGGTCGTTAGGTAGTTTTGATGATTTAAAAACATTTACGTTTGAAACCAACTTTTTCCAGAAAGTTAAAGCTGCTATGCAAGCTGGATTAGAGATGGTAGGGAGTAATGATACCCAAAAGGGGACTCATGTTATTCCCATTGAATGCTATATGCCAGATAACGATGAATCGGAAATTGAAGTTACTGACTTTGATGAAAAAACTGGTCAGGAGAAATTTGATGATGAAGAAAATGTAATTAAAAAAACAGTTACCCGGAAGAATTTTCCATCTGGATATAAAAGAGTAACAGTTGTATTGGATAATAAAGACTGGATTTTAGAAGAAATAGATCAACCATTTAAGAGTCCGCCGTTTTTTGGGACAATAAACTATCAGCAAATAGGTAACATTTTTGGCATATCAGAAATTCAGAACATTGAAGATTTGATAACCATCATGAATGTTTCAGCAAGTAATTTCAATGACAACTTGCGTATTACTGGTAATCCCAAACTTGCAGTTGTTCAAGGATCAACTGAAGATGATGGCAGCCCAATTACAAACGAAATAGGTGGTATTGTCAATACAACAGTACCAGGTGGAGTGTATTACGTTCAACCGCCAATGTTAGGAAATGATGTGAAATGGTGGATGAATGATTTTTTGCGCGGTTGGATTGATAGAATTACTCGCTTGTCTGGTGCTTTACGTGGATTTAATGAATTTTCAGAAGACTCTGGGAAAAAGATTCGAGAGTTGAGAAATGCTGCCCATGGATCGTTTCAACCGAAACTTGATGAACAAGTTTCTTTCATCATTGATTTATTTCAGTATTGGACGTTTGGAATTCAGAATTATTATCAACATACCATTATGCAAAAAGTTGAAGACGATGTTGGAAAAGCTAACTATACAGAGTTCGATCCTCGACAAGGCAAAGATTATAAATTATCTGTTGATGTAAACGCCGATTCCATTTTACCGGATGATCCGTTTGCAGAGTTTGATGAAGCACTTGCTCTTTACGATAGGGGGGTAAAGCGCACAGATGAACCTTTAATTTCGGCAGAACATATCATTGATTTGGCAGTACACTTGCAGGATAAACAGAGAGCTAAAAATTACCTGGCAAAGAAAGAGAACGAAGTTGATCAGCAAGAATTTGAGAACTTCATTGCATTGGCAGAACAGGCAAGTGATATTTCGGATGGCGAAGGTCCGGGAGACAATGAGGATCAAGTAGTTATTCAGTTAATTGAAATATTGACACAGTTTCCACAGTTTCTCAGTACCAATGAATTTTTAGCAATGCCGGATCGGTTGAGGAATGCGTTGTTAGCTGGTGTGGCGAAAGAACGGACGAGGGGAGCGGTATGAAATGAATCTTCAGGAAGAATGGTTTGGCACTTTTGTTAGTAGTAGAAAAGATCGCCAGGGTGCTGTAATATGGACAACAGACGAAGATTTTGAAGCTATTAGTCTACAGACTTCTTCGTCAACTCCATGTACAAGGATGGATAAATATTATGATGAACTTGGAAACGAAAAAACGGCTCATAAAATATTGAGACAGGGAAAGGGTATTTTGTGTTCATTGGTGACTTTAGTGGTAGCCTTTTTAATAGCACATGCGCCAGTTGCTTTTAATTTAAACAGAGCAAATCATGTTCTTTCCGGAGTTGGGGCAGCAATGGTGTTAATTTGTGGCGGTCTGTGTGCCTACATTTTATTTCGGAAGGTCCGGGATACAATGAGGATCAAGTAGTTATTCAGTTGAATTTTTAGCGGGGAGCGGTATGAAATACTTAAAATACCTTTTTTATATAATCCAGCACAAAAAGAATGTATTTATCGAATGCTGGAAAGTTGGGTTACATTGGCATGGAATCGTCCATGATTTATCAAAGTTCTTGCCATCAGAATTTATTCATTATGCCAAATTCTTTCATAAAAAAAACAGAACAAAAGAATATAAGCAGTCAGATGAAAATGATATAGATTTTCAAACTGGATGGAACTTTCACCAAAAAAGAAATAAACACCATTGGAATTACTGGGTTAGTGTAACACGTAAAGATGAAATTATTCCTTTGCCGATGCCTAAAAAATACGTGCGCCAAATGATTTGTGATTGGCGTGGAATGTCAAGAAAATTCAGTGGTACTCCAAAGGAATATTATTTAAAGAATAGAGAAAACTTTATTTTACATCCTTGTACTGCATCAAGTATTGATATAGAGTTGGGATTATAATGGCAGACGACAAAACATTAGACAAAGTTGATAAGATTAAAGAAATATTCAATAAGTATGTTGTGAAAAATTTTACCGGTTCTATTGTTATGAAAGTACATTTTAGCCAGGGTGGAATTATGGATGTTCATAAGATTGAGAAGGTGAAAGTATGATTTGTTTTTATCATTCAGCAGATTTAGATGGACATTGTTCCGGGGCTATTGTAAAAATGGCGTATCCTGAGTGTGAGATGATCGGGATTAATTATAATGACGAGTTCCCCTGGGACAAGGTTAAGGGTGAGAAAGTGGCTATGGTTGATTTTTCATTACAGCCTTTTGGTGAGATGGTTAAGTTGAATGAAATTTGTGATTTGGTTTTGATTGATCATCATAAGACGACTATTGAAGATTATGAAAAATATTATACTAACAAACTGCCATCAAAGCCGATGATTGCTTTATTGGATGTTAAGAAGGCTGGGTGTGAGCTTACCTGGGATTATTTTAATTCCAAAACCCAACACTGCCCAAGTTTTGTTACCTTGCTTGGTAGGTATGACGTATGGGATCATTCAGATGTTAGAGTTTTGCCGTTTCAATGGGGGATGAGAACCTTTGACAATACATATCCAGAAAATCAAACTTTTTGGCGTGACCTATTTGATATTGAACAGGTTCACCACATTATCAATATTGGTAGAATAGTAACCAAATACAGAGATTCAGAAAACAGCAAATTTATAAAAGGGTTTGGTTTTGATGTTGAGTTCGAAGGAATGAGGGGGATCGCTGTCAATAAAGGCATGACGAATTCACAGTTATTTGATTCTGTGTGGGATGAATCAAAATACGACTTAATGATTCCTTTTGCATTAAAAAAGGGGAAGTGGACGGTTAGTTTGTATACTACAAAAGAAAATATTGATTGTTCAGCAATTGCTAAAAAACATGGTGGTGGTGGACATAAGCGGGCAGCAGGGTTTGTTTGTGAGAAGTTACCGTTTTTGGAAATGGTGAAAGTATGAGCGATA